GCCCCATTCACACTCACGCAAAACCCTTGCGACTTAGCCCAATCAAACCAAAAAATTAGACTAATCTAAATGCATTAATTTAGACTAACCTAAAACGATATGGCGCGACCAAGAAAAGATACAGCAGTCAAACAGGCACAAGGCACGGCGACCCCATCCCGCGAGGCCGCCCGACTTAACCTTATGTCCCTACTCCCGGCGGATGACGAATTGCCGCAACCGTATAGCAACCTGACGCCCCGTCAATCTGAATTATTTTTCAAGATCGCCGTGGAGTTGCAGGCATCGCTACCGCTGATGAAAATTGACGGCTACCTTATCCAAAACTTTGCTATCGCTGCTGAAACGGCGGAGCGGGCGAAGTACGAAACCGATGAAAAGGGAATTATCAATTATACCGCATCGGGTAACGCCGTAAAGTCCCCCGCTTGGACGGTGTATACCGAGGCTACAAAGATAATGAGCGATTTGTCCGTTAAGCTTGGATTGTCACCCGCCGCGCGGGTTAACCTTATTGGATCACTCACCCCCCCCAAGAAATCGCACGACCCGTTAGATAGTCTATGACCTTAGCGGAGCAATATATACAAGACTTAAAGTCAGGCAAACAGGGCGCCGGGCAGCTTGTCAAAAAAGCAGTTGCCCGGCATTTGAATTTATTGAAGGATGCTAAAAGAAAGGGCTACTATTTCGACCAAGCCGCCGCCGACCGGGTAATAAACTTTTTCAATATCCTTCGCCATACTTCAGGCGATTACGGCGGCAAACCTTTTGAGTTGCTACCCTGGCAGGCTTTTTTGCTATCTGTTATTTTCGGATGGAAAGTAAAGGCAACCGGCGCGCGCCTAATTACGAAAGTCTACGTAGAAGTAGCCAGGAAAAACGGTAAGTCTGAATTGGCCGGGGCTATTGCCTTATACCTCGCTTTTTTCGATGGTGAATTTGGGGCGGAAGTGTATAGCGCCGCCAATACTGGCGACCAAGCGTCTATTTGTTGGAAAGCCGGGGCCGCTATGGCTCGGATGCTTTCGAATGATTCCCCAGCTTTTGCCAAACGCTGCCGGGTATATGACAGCACTAATAACCGAAATATTCAGGGCTTAGATAACAACAGCTTTTTCAAGCCCGTCGCCTCGGATTCCAAAACCCTGGACGGCCTGCGCCCGCATGGCGCTATCATTGACGAATACCATGAAGCACCCGACGCAAGCGTTTTGCAGGTTATGGAATCCGGCATGGTGAATAGACGGCAGCCCCTTTTATTTGTGATCACAACGGCGGGGTTTAATGTCAATGGGCCGTGTTTCCAATACAGGAAAGTTATTGTGGATATATTGGAGGGCAGAAAAGAGAATGACAACGTATTCGGTCTTATCTATACTTTGGATGAAAAGGATAAATGGCACGACGAAAAGAATTGGATAAAATGTAACCCATCAGCCCCCAATACCCCGACTATTTCCGGGCTTCGCAATGCCTATAATATCGCGGTAACGGAAGGCCAAACCGCCGAAATTAACTTTCGTACTAAAAACCTCAATCAGTGGGTGACTACCAAAAGCCGGTGGATAAGTGATGAAGTATGGATGAAAAACCAAGCCCCGCTAAACCTCGACCCGTCCCTGCGTTGGTTTGCGGCGATGGACTTAGCCAGCGTCCGGGATATTACAGCCTTTGTATGTTTTTCGGAGCCTGACGAAAACGGGATGCACCATGTGCGCCCGCTGTTTTTTATACCGGAGGAAGGGGCCAAAGAGCGCGCCCGGCGGGATGGCGTGCCCTACCTTGATTGGGGAGCCGCCGGGCTGGTAGAGTTGACGCCGGGCAACGTGACAGATTATGACCACATTTATAGCCGCATTGTCGAAGTATGCCGGGAATTAGGGATAGAGCTATATTTTTATGACCCCTGGAATGCCTCGCAGATCGTCATAACTTTGCAGACGGAGAATATCACAGGCGAAGCCTTTGCACAGACAGCGAGATATTTCAACGAACCTATAAAGTACCTGGAAAAGATCGCCGCATCCGGGAATCTAAACCACGACGGTAACGCGGTACTCCGTTGGATGTGCCAAAACGTACAACTTTATCGGGATGGTAACGGCAACGCAAAGATCGACAAGGGAAAGAGCGCGGAAAAAGTAGACGGCATTGTGGCGCTGGCTATGGCGGTGGGAGGTTATTTGAATTACAAGGCGAATGAAAGTGCCTACACTGACAGAGGAATACTAACAATATAAAGCTATGAAACCTATAATGTGCGTTTTGCAGGTACGCGAAATCCCGCAATGCCTGGCCTCCTACGAGGCCGCCCCTATTGACCAGGTTTTTATCAAAGGCTTTAAGGAAGTCGAAATCGAAGCGCTCGACGTACTGACCAACGTAGTACGCAGCGCCAAAGACAAGGGATATACCCACCTTGTGATGATTTCGGATGATGCCACTATCAACAATGAGGCATTAAGCGAGGTGTTGCGGATGTCGGAGCAATACGGCGTTTCTACGGGCTATTGCCGCCTGGACTATACAAGCGCCTTTGTAAACCTGAGCTATGACAAGTTGGTACAGGGCCGCCCGCGTAAGCTTGCCGACTACAACCTTATTAAATACGACAAGATGCCGAAAACAGAGGACTTTACAACCACGTTTACCGGCTTCGCCCTTACCACTATGCCCTTGTTTATGTGGGAACGCTACCCTTTCCGGTGTATTTACGACGGTGGCGAACATAACGGCAGTTGTTCGGACTTGCTGCTATCCCGTCGACTGGAAGCTGACGGGGTGAAGATTTGGTGCAACAAACGAGCGGAGGTAATTCATGAAAAGATACAAGCGAGTACGGTTATCGGACAGAAATTCTTTATCGGCCCGGAATACCAGGAGGTGATATGGAAGAAGAAAGTGTAAACATCCCTAAACACATCTGGGAAACGGTAGGCAGCTTAGACGCTTATTTTGAGCTACACGCCCGTTACAGATACGAAAAGTATACAAGCAACCACGACGCCTGGCAGGGATTAGAGGCGGAGCGCGCCGCGTATGGCATCCCGCCGCGTTTTACCACGTTTGAAGGCTTTAAACAGGGCCGATACCGCTATGTTTTAGATAAATTAGGCAGAAAGTAACAAGTTGTTACCAAGATTCACCCGTTTTCCGCCGTTTTTTGTGAAAAATACTCACAATTGGCGGGATTTTGGTCAAATATTAGCCGGTTCTTTATAAAGTCCGACGTTGAACAGCGCCGGAACAACCTTAACAACCCAAACACCCCGCTAACGCCCGAAAATATCTTTGGCTTTTTCGGCGGCACATCCAAAGCAGGGGTAAGCGTTGACGGCGAAACCGCCCTTTCCCTCTCCGCCGTTTGGCGGGCTGTGGATATTCTCTCCGCTACTATCGCCTTACTTCCCATCGAGGTTATCCGGGAAAATCAGAAAGGCGACCAGGTAAAAACGCCGCGTCACCCCGTCCAATTCCTATTGGCTGATTCCCCTAATGATGATGTTAGCGTTTATGACTTTATGCAAGCGCTGGTAGCTAATGCCGCATTAACCGGCAATGGTTACGCCTACATTGAACGCGATCTTAAGCAATCAGCCGCAAAAGCTATCTATAACATCGACCCCCGCCGCGTAACTCCATTTTTTGATGGAGCCGGGAAACTGTTTTACCGCATTGATCAGTACAAAGATGCCGTTCCACCCCGTGACGTTATCCATATCAAAGGGCTGACATGGAACGGCTTTTCCGGGATGGACATGATAGCGCACCACAAAGAAAACTTTGGTTTGGCTATTGCTAACAGGGATTATGGGGCGAATTTCTATTCCAACGGCGCGCATCTGTCCGGGGCTTTGGTGCATCCCGGGAAACTTACAAACGATCAATACGCCCGTATCAAATCTAGTTGGCAGCAGCAATATGGCAGTAGCGCCAATAGCGGTAAAACGGCGATCCTGGAAGATGGAATGAAATTCGAGCGCCTGGGCCTTGACCCGATAACCGCGCAATTCCTGGAAACGGGAAGAAAAACGATTGCTGATATATCCCGCATCTTTGGCGTGCCTCAATTCCTTTTGGAAGATTTAGACCGCGCCACGTTTAACAACATTGAGCAATTAACGCTGCTTTTTGTCCGGCACACTATTCTACCCTGGTGTGAACGCATCCGCAACGAATTTAACCGGAAAGTCTTTTCAACTTCGGAGCGCGGGCGCTACAAAATCCGCTTTGTCCTTTCTTCTCTCCTTCAGGGCGACACGCAAAGCCGGGGTGAATACTACTCAAAATTATTCAATGTGGGCGCTTTGTCGCCTAACGATATACGGCGCATGGAGGGGCTAAACCCCGTTGAAGGTGGCGACAAATACTTCGTACAAGTCAACATGGGCGACATTACCGCCGCCGGGGAATTACCGGACGGGGAGGAATCGCCCGACGAAAATATAATGCCTAATGGGACAGCAAACAGTGAATAATATTGAGCGTCGCGTCCTATCTGGACAGCTTCGCAAGAAAGACGACGACATGGAAAGCCGCCGCGTTGTCGGTTATGCTGCCGTGTTTAATTCGGCATCTGAAACGCTATGGAGTTCCTTTGTCGAGGAGGTAGACGCCCGCGCATTTGATGAGGCGGATATGTCCGACGTCCGGGCTTTATTTAACCACGATGAAAATAAGATTTTAGCCCGGACGCCCAATACCCTTTCTATTTCGGTAGATGAGCGCGGGGTACGTTACGAGTTTGATATGCCAAATACTACTTATGGCAACGACTTGTTAGAATCCATGCGCCGGGGTGACGTCACCCAAAGCTCGTTTGGTTTTACGGTAACAGAGGATGAGTGGATTCAGAATAGCAACGAAGAACTCCCTTTGCGCCGAATCTTAAAGGTGGGCCGCGTTTTTGACGTGTCACCCGTCACTTACCCCGCCTACCCGGAAACAACAAGCGAGGTAAGAAGCCGCTTTTCTGGCAACATCCCCGAAATGCCCGAAAACCTTAACATTGAGATTCGCACAGATGAAATTGATAAGTTGGTAGATGCGTATACCGCAATGCTGACTACACATAAAGGCCTTGCGCTAAGGGTTTAGCGCGGCATTTTTATTCTTAACCCAAACAAATAAGCAATGACAATCAACGATTTGATTACCAAAGCAAATGAAGCTTTGTACGTCATGCGAGACCTGGGTAACAGGCGCAAGGCAGAGGGCCGCGACTTCACCCAGGATGAGCACGAACAATTCGACCGGGCCGATAAGGACTATATGAAGTACCTCGGCATGATCGAAGAGGAGCGCAAGCTCCAGGATCGCGAAACCGCTATCGGTTCCATGCAGCCGATCACGGAGCGCACGCACAAATTTACCGGCAACACGCCAGGCCCGGATGACGAAGAAGAAACCGACGCAGCCAGCACCAAAGCCTACCAGCGTGCATTTGTGCGCTACATGGCGGGCGGCGTTGGCGCTTTGACGGCTGAGCAACGTACACTCCTATCCAAAGGCTTTTCTAAAGCTGAAACGCGCGGCACTGACCCCATTACAACCCCGCGCTCGGGCGTGTATGGCGGTTACGCTATCCCTACCGGCTTTTCCAATGAGCTTATCGAAACGATGAAGCAGTACGGCGGTATGTTGCAAGCTTGCCGATTGATTACCACGTCCGACGGCGCGCCACTGGAATGGCCTACCCTTGACGATACGAGCGCCGCAGGTGAACTGCAAACGGAAGGTAGCGCCGTCACTGTGCAGGACTTCACGCTGGGCCAAAAAATCCACTACGCCTACACCATTGCCGACCAGATTAAGGTATCTATGCAGTGGTTGCAGGATGAAGTACTTTTGGCATCCGAACTCCCGCGCCTTATGGGCATCCGCTTGGGCCGCAAGGTGAACGACTACCTTACGGATGGTACGGGTTCTTCGCAGCCTACCGGCATCCTGGCCGCTTCTGGTGGCGCAAGTGTTGGCGAAAGCGCCGCAAGTGCTGCTATCAGCCGGGACAACATCATCGACCTCATCCACAGCGTGGATCCAGCTTATCGCACAGGCCCGCGCGTCGCCTTCATGATGGCAGACTCCACCCTCGCAGCCCTCAAGAAATTGACCGTCGGCACGTCGGACGACCGCCCATTGTGGCAACCTGACATGGTGAACGGTACGCCGGGCCTGTTGGAAGGTTACCGCATCGTGGTAAACCAGGATTTTCCCGCAATCGGTGCTGGCAATAAGTCGGTAGCGTTTGGAGACTGGAACACCTACGTTATCCGCCAGGTAGGCGGCATCAATGTGATGCGCCTGGATGAGCGCTACGCCGAAGCCCTGTTGGTTGGCTTTGTGGGTTGGTGGCGAATCGACGGGAAGTTGATGGACGCTTCAGGCGTGAAACTTATCCAACACGCGACCTAATGGCACGTAAAGTCATAATGACAAAAAGCTGCGCCGTAATGGCCTGGGGCAAAAGCCACAGCGCGCCTAAGGGCGCAGCTTTAATCTTTCCCGACGAGATAGCAGCGGATTTGGTAGCACACGAGATGGCGCGGTACGACGATACGGGATATAAGGAAACAGAATACGCAACGGCAAAACCGATAGATAAACAAACGCGCAAAGGTGGTAAAACTCGATAAGTTATATAGTTGGGAAGTAACGGCGGGGCCGTCGGTAGAGCCTGTTAGCGCAACGGACGCTAAGACGTGGCTAAAAGTCACATCGTCCGCTGACGATACGCTGATTACTAACCTAATCGTTGCCGCCCGGCAGGAGTGCGAAAACTATACAGGTTTGAAGCTGATAAGCCAGACGGTTAAAGAGTATTTCGATTCTTTCCCATCGTCGCGTGGTGAATTGCTTTTGCGTTTTCCGCTTGTTTCCTCTATTACATCTGTGGCCTATGTGGATGAGGCCGGCGCTAATCAGACTTTTTCAAGCTACAACAGCGACTTGTTAAGCCAACCCGCCCGCCTGCGTCCTAACTACCAAACCGAATGGCCAACGACGAAAGAGCAACTAAAGGCGGTTACTATAACGTATGTGTGTGGCTATGCCAATGCCGCCGCCGTTCCCGACGCTATCAAAACGGCTTTGTACTTAATTATTGCAAAATGGTACGAAAATCGGGAAGATACGGTACGTATGCTACCTACTGCCGCTGAACACTTGCTGAATCCTTACTGCGTAAAACTGTTCTAAATGGCTGACTTTTTAAAGCGCGAAAGTTTTAAGCCGGGCGAAGAAAAAAAGCGCTCGCAGATCGGCAATATGCGGCATCGCATATCCTTTCGCACTTTTACAGAAAGCCAGGGAAGTGACGGGAGTTTAGCGCGCACATGGACAACAGAGACGGAACAGTGGGGCCGGGTGGAATTTACGACGGCACAGAGCGAAGAAAGTTTTGAAGGTGAACAGGTAGTTCACCGCCTGGCAATGACTTTAGTAGTACGATACCGTAATGACATACGACCCAAACACCGGGTATTACACGAAGGCATTGAATACGATATTATAAGCGTCCTGGCTGACCCTATGCGCGTATACCTCACTATTGAGGCTATACAGCGCGAGAGCCAGTGGGCAAGTTTTAGCGGCTAATGGCAAATGAAACGAGGGTAGACTTAACGGAGGTAGCAGACGTTGTAAAGCGACTAAATGAAGTTGCTAAAGACATGACACTATCTAAGCGCCGGGCTATTCTTCGCCGGGCTGCCGGGCCGGTTCGCCAACGTTCGATTTCCTTAGCACCCAGATCAAAGCGCGTGCATTATCGCTACTCAACCCCAAAAATAATCAAAGGCCGCCGGGCTAAACGAGGCACGGCAACGGCATACCGCATCGCCTATCACCCGGGCAACTTGAAAAAGTCTTTACAGGTACTCACTTTCAACCGGGATAGAGCCGGGGTTTATGTGGGGCCGAAATTCGGCAAAGGGGACGGGAAAGACCGGGGCCGGACGGTGAAAACAGCGGACGGGTACTATGCACAGATGGTGTATGGCAGCGCCGCCGCCTTTGGCGGGCGGATAACGGAGGCTGCTTTGAGTTCTGTAAAACGACAGGTGACGGCGATAATTGAGGACGGAATAAAAAAGATAGTAAACGCCACTAAGGTAAAAAACAGATTATGACGGTACACAATGCGATATATACCAGGCTTTCAGGCTACGCCACACTAACGGCGCTGGTATCTACCCGCATTTTTCCGGATATAGCCCCACAGGATCAGGTTTTACCCTACGTTGTTTTCCGGGTAGTCGATACCCTCCCGGCGCAAGTTAAGGATGGCGCAAGCCTCAATAATACCTATAATGTAGAGGTGATGAGCTTTGCCAAAACCTTTGCAAGCGCACAAAGTATAATCGACGCCTGCCATTCGCAATTAGACTACTGGCAAGGCACAAGCGGAGGGGTTACAATCCGCCACGGAAAAGTTGACAGCCGGGGCAACATGCCCTTCGTCCCTGAACAAGAAGTATTCAGCGCGGTATTGCAAGCCCGCGTATTTACCTATAATACGTAATTTCTTAACCCACACAAGTAACAAACATGACCACTGGAATAATTGTAGGGGACTACGCGAGGTTCTACATCGACGATGAGCCGATTGGCTATGCAACCTCCTGCACCCTGGATTTCACGCGTGAAACGCGCCAAACCTTACACAAGGACAACTACACGGGTTCCACCGGGTGGGCAACGTCTACACTAGGTACGGCGTCGGGTACGTTCTCCGGCGAAGCGTTTTTCAGCCAAGACGGCTACAACACTGGCACGCACGCAAGCCCGTTTGATATTTTTACCCTGCTTTCAGCAGGTACCCAGGTAACGGTTCAATTTCGCATACCGCCAACGATCGACGTTGTAGGCGATCAGTATTGGGAATTTGACGCGTACATCACTTCGCAGTCGATCAGCGCACCGACAAACGACAACGCCACTATGTCTTTTTCCGGCATCGTACTTGGCGAACCGGATGTAATTACGGTCACGTAAAGATTTATTCTCCTCGTCTTACCGCAAGGGCGAATTCAGGGCAGGGTTAGCAACATCCCTGCCCCACATTTACAAACCAAAACAGCAAAAATTATGATCTACATCCAAGCGGGCGGAAAAAAGCGCCCTATCCACACCGGGTCTTATATGCTCAATCAGTTTTGTAAGGCTAACGGCATGACCCTGGAACAGTTGGGCAAAGACTTTGAAAGCACGGTAGCCAGTTCAACAGAGCGGGCTATTTCTTTTTTATACTATGCTTTTTTAGACGGTTGCCGCATCGACAAAACGCAACCAGAATTTGAGGAAAGCGATGTTTGGGATTGGATAGACAGCGACCCCGAAATAGCCGGAAAGGTATATGAGGCGTTTGCGCGTTCGCTACCTCAAAACGGCTCGGAGGCAAAAAAAAAGAAAGTGACGGCGGCGAAGCCCTGACCTGGGAACGCTTGGAGGGGTTAGCTATCGGGGTGCTGGGGATGGGATTATGCGACTACATGGATAGCGAGCTTTGCACCCTATTCAACGCCATAGAAGCCTATTTTGAAGTTGAAGAAACCCGCCAGCGGCAAGAATGGGAAAGAACCCGCTGGCAGGCCGCCACGCTGGTAAACATACAGCTAAAGCGAGGCGACCGGCTAAAAGTAAACGAACTACTACCCCTGCCCTGGGATCAGGAAGAAAAGTTACAGGTAGCTAAGCCCCTGACATACGAGGAACAAAAAGAACGGTTTGAACGCATCGACGCGTTTATGAAACAACGAAAAGCTACAAGCTAATGGCGATAGGCGATCTTAACGTAAGGATCGGCGCAACGATCAAAGGGCTGCAAGCTGGGTTAAAGTCGGCAGAGCGGGAACTAAAGACGTTTGCACGGCAGACTAACAACCTAGGCAATAGCCTAACACTTGGGCTGTCTTTGCCGCTGGCTGGTATCGGTGCCGCTGCCGTTCAGGCGTTCGCACAATTTGAAGGGCTTAAGAACGGCCTTACCGCTATCGCTGGAAGCGCTGAAGCTGCGGAGGAGCAACTAACTCGCCTTCGTAAAATCGCATTACAGCCGTCGGTAAACCTAGAGCAAGCGGTAAACGCATCCATACAATTACAGACGGTCGGTTTTCAGGCAGAAGAAGCGGAGCGGGCTATATCTCAATTTGCCAAAGCCGCTACCTTGTCAAACGCCGGTGCCGAGGGGCTAGCGGCGGTAGTTAAGCAGATCACGCAAATAAATAGCAAGGGGCGCATTTTACAGGAAGATATTGGCCGTATACTAGAAAATGTGCCAAGCGTCGGCATCGCCCTAAAAGATGCGTTTGGCACTACCAGCGTGGAGGCTATACGTGCATCCGGCATATCAGCCCGCGAATTTACCGACCGGCTTATTGGAGCAATTGAGGCTAGCGAAACATTCCAAGCCGCGCAGGGCGGACTAGCCACGCAAATAGAAAACTTTGGCATCGGCTTAAAGGAATCGCTCGTTATACTGGGCGAATCTATTGCAAAAAGTATTAATCTAGGTAAGGTTCTTGAGGACTTATCCGGTTTTGTGAATAAAGTAGCGACTAGCTTTAAAGCCCTCACCCCTGAACAACAAAAAGCAATCGTACAAATCGGGTTATTGGTGCTATCTATCGGCCCGGCTATTAAAGTAATATCCTTGCTTGCTTCCGGCATAACCGCCTTACTTAGCCCTGTCAACTTGATAATTATTGCGGTTGTGGCGCTTGCAAGTGCCTTTATTTACGCCTACAATACAAACGAACAATTCAGGGGCGGCGTGCTGGGGTCTGTGGCGGCTATCGGCGAAGTGATAACAATATTTAAAGAAGCGGCGCAAGCCCTGGCAAATGGATTTAAGCAAATCGGAGAGGGTGACTTTTCCGGCGCTGTTAAATCGTTTGGAGAGTTTATAAAGAAAGGAAACCCAATAGGGCTAGCGGTAACAGAGGGCGAACGCCTGGCAAAAGCCTATAAAGACGGGTTTTCAAAAGCGGCCACAGCCGGGAAGCTGCCGACCGTACAGGAATTTATTGGCAACGTCACGGGCGGCGCTAAGGCGGGCCTGGATTTATCTGGCGCGGCTGACAAAAAGAAAAAAGAAACCCTAGATCAAGATTTTTTCGATAAGTCGGTTGAAATCCCAATTATCCCTACCCTTGCGCCAAATGCCGACATTGAGGGCGTAGCGCGCATTACGTCGGCGCTACAAGCAGAGTTTGCAAAAATACCGCCGGAAGTACTCGCAAGTGATCAAAGCCTGCAAGGTTTTTTAACCCGCGTAAACGAGGGCTTAATCCCTGCCCTACAAGGCACAGCAGAGGCTATACCTTCCACCACGGCAGTATTTGCCGCGCTGGGCGTGCAATTTGAAGACATAGACCGCAGGGCCGCTATTTTCGGCGAAACGTCGGGCGCGGCGGCTGAAAAGCTGAATTTACTACGGGAGGCTATAAATACAGCCATAACGGAAGGAAACACTATACTTGTCGAGGAACTCACCACGCAGTACGGCGCGCTAGAGGCGCAAATTTCGCGTGTATCGGAGGAGTTAGAGCAGATGCTAGGCACCGGAAAAAAGTTAACGGCCTTGTCGGTAATCGGCGACGTGGTTAACGAAGTGGCGCTTACTACCGTAAAACTAGCACAGGACGGGGAGCGCTCATTTGCCCGCTTTGGCAAAGCCGCCCTATATGCCGCTGCCGACGTGGTAAAGGCGGCTATCATTTCCGCTATTGCCTCCTGGGCTAAAAAAGCCTTTGAGGATTACGGCTACTTAGGTGCCATTGTTGCCGCTGCCGGTGCCGTGGCTGTAAACGCTATATTTTCGGGCCTTATCGGTAGCGCACAGGTGCCTAAATTTGCTCAAGGGGGTATTGTTACCGCGCCCACATACGGCCTTATGGGAGAGGCCGGGCCGGAGGCTATTATTCCGCTTCGCAAACTTGGTGACGTCACAGGAATGGGCAACATGGAACTTGTAACCCGCGTTTCCGGCGATGACCTGTATTTGATTATGCAACGCGCCAATACGCGCAAAAACAGGATAGGATAATGGCGACGCGCTTAACAGGTACATATCTAAGCGCGCCATATAACGCGGCGGGGGATCACGACGAATACACCGTTACGATAGATCAGGACGGGTACGGCGGGGCCGCCGGTACAATGACAGTCGAAAGTATTAAATTCGACTGGGAAGGCGAAGGCAAAAGCCGGATTCACCCCATCCTTACCTCAACTTGCGTCCTCAATCTCATTATAGATTCTACGGTTTTCGCCTTTCTCAATGCCCTGGTAGCAGCGGGCGAAGAAACGTTTAAGCTTAAAATCGAAAAAAACGGTGTTTTGAATTGGATGGGGTTTATACTCTCCGACCTGGTAACGCAGGAAAACAAGGGCTACGGCTCCGCGCCGATTCTGGAAGTCCGGGCGGTGGACGGCATAGGCCGAATGAAGTCGAAAGACTATGTACCAGCGATTGAGGGAAAAAACACCTGGAAAGTACATCTACTAAAGCTGGTAGACGAAATTGGATTAATTGATTTTGGCTATGCCAATGCCAGTGATATTATTTTAGAGTGGGTGTTTTTTTGGGAAGAGGAAAACACTACGGTAAGCCTGACAACGGATGACGTTTTACAGTATTACCGCCTCGATACGCGCATATACAAATACATAGACTCTAACGGCGAAGTAAAGCGGGCAAACTGTTACGACGTACTTAAAGACTTTTGTACGACCTTAAATTGTCGCTTTATGTGGTCGGAAGGTAGGTATACCTTTGTACAAATAAATGAATACCGCTACCGCTCCGGCGCGCCCACCGCTGCCTACTATCACACCTACACAAAGGACTATACACATGCGGTCTCTAGCGATACCCAGCTAGCCACATGGACGGAGGAAAGCCAAACCGACAACGAATGGACGGCGGGAACGTCGGACTTAGTGTTGTTGTCGGGTAGCCTATACAAATGGTTTGCCCCTCTCAATCTGGTAGAGGTATATTACAAACACTTTGATACGCAAAGCCTAGCGCCAGATTGGGAATGGAATGAAGGCTACACAAGCGGCGAAACGTACAGCGAAATAAACTATGTCAACGGCACGGCCCGGCTCCGGGTACGGGGTCAGCTTAATTACCGCCTAGACTATACCGCCAACTTCGACTATACGCATCTTCGTTTTGCGGTACGCATTCAGGTGGGAACGTATTACCTTCGACGGACGGCTTATTTTAGCCCCAACGCCGGGTTTTCGTTTGGACAAATCGAATGGACAACGACGGCAAGCGATTACGAGTTTTACCCTAACATGATTACAGTTGACAACCAACTGTATACTATGCAATTTGACATAGTTACGCCCTTGTTACCGGAAAGCGGCGATTTGACCATGTTTGTAACTTTGAATGAAGTGCATTACTGGTTAGGCACTATTCCAAGCTCGCTTGATTATACAGAGTATTGGAGTTTTTTTAATACGCAAGTCGAAGTATTGGTAGGCGGCACAATTGAAGATAACTACCTTACTAAAAAATACAGTGTAACAAACCCCACCACGACCAATTCGGAAAAGCTGCAAATAGATGTACTTTTCGGCACTGGCCCGACGGCTGCGGCGCTTGGCGCTGTGGAAGTATGGGGGGGGCTGGCCTGGTTGACGGGTGAACAGTGGCGTATGGGGCAAAGTGGAACCTATCGGGATTTAGGGCAGCTATTAGGCGAGGAAGTGATGGGATCGCAAAAGACGCCTGTTAAACGCTTTTTAGCTCAGCTAAACGGCGTATACCAAGCGCATCACAGATATAAACATATTACGCTCACAGGGGATGAATACTACATATTTTTGGGCGGCTCTTTTGACGTTAACCGGCATGACTGGAGCGGGGAGTGGTTTCTAATTTCTAGAGATACGACGGGCTTAGTGCCTAATATCGGCATCATACGCGATCACGCCGGGCCACCTCCGCCCACACCTCCTATCGTTAGCCCTAACGGCGATTTACCTAGCTTACCCGATACGCAAGGCGTTACGGGGTTTGTTATCCCGGATGTGGCGGGAACGACAACGACAACGATATTAACGGAAGGTAGTACGATAACGACAATAAACATCAATGCCCCTGCTACCGACCTTTGGAATGCGGGTGATGATATTATTGTGATGTCACCTGATGGAAGCGTACAAGTTTTTGAATTAGGCGCTGACATAGAGGCGGGCGACACAAGTATAACCGTTGTAAGTACCACGGTACAAACGGACTTTCCCGCCGGGTCTTGGATAGTCACCGACCCGGTTTCGATGTACGAATTGGCTTTGGCCTGCCGTTGCACCTGGCTGCGGGAAATATTCAGGCCGGACAGCGGCACAAGTACGGTGAAGATTACCGTTAACAGCGGCACCCCTCCGACGAATACCGATTCTCTATTTGTCTTTAGAAGCGGGATTTATCAGACTTACGGGGCGTCTTACGATTATGTTATTTCCGGTGCCGACCTCGTTTTTGGTTTGTCGTTTGACCTGGATAGCGACGGCAATAAGGAATTGGTTGTGGTAAAATTTATGATATGAAAAGGAATTTCGCTATTATAATTCTGCTGTTTTGTTTCCACGTTGCTGGGGCGCAAACCCCTACCCGGTTGCGTCTCAAGCAACTGGAACTTGCCCCGGATTCAACCGGGTATGTGATTACGTCCGATACTAACCGTGTGGCACAGTGGTCTACTATTGCCGGGTTTGATACCTCGATAACTAACGAAATCCAACAAATCGACACCTTTAGCCTTTCCGGGACTACTTTATCCGCCTCGCTATCGAGTGACGGCGTGGCGGCCAAAACCGTGAACCTGTCGCCTATCCTTTCGGGCTACCTCACCGGCTCCGGCACGGCGCTGCAAATTCCATATTGGGATGGCACCGGAAGTATAACCGGCTCAAATCGATTAACATATGGAATAGATGGTTTTGTGTTAATTCGAAGTGATTCTACTGTTTCAGACAGGGGATTGAGAGTAACACAAAGTACGGACGATGTGGCGGGGGCTTCAATTACAATTAGAAAATCTCGTGGTACAATAGGCACCCCCGCCGCCGTCAACAATGGCGATATTATAGGCGCTAGCGTTTTCCAAGGCTATTCAGGCACACAATATTTGTTAGATAATGCCTATTTCGGGGCTAATATATCAGGCACAGTTAGCGCTGCATCGGTTCCGACCTCTGTTTTTTTTATAGCTGGGAGCGCGGCTTTAAAATATACTCCTGATTTATTAGTTCACCACACCGGGAAAATCGGGATAGGAAGCACGGGAACAGGCAACATAACCACGGCTGTAACAGAGCCGCCGGTTACTTTGTCTGTGTTTGGCACGGACGGTATACGATTCCCGCAAGGCACAACAGCACAAAGACCAACTGGTGCGGCTGGTATTGCCAGATTCAATACCAGTTTTTCGCAATACGAAGGCCACGACGGAACGGCATGGAGGCAAATGTCACTTCCTGGCGGTACGTCTACCTATACACTTAGAGCCGATGGAAGTTCGAATTGGGTTGCAAGTTCTTTGCTAACAAACGATGGTAGCATTATTAGGATAATCGGTTCGTCTAACAGATTTTATTTTTCTCCTAATAATTTCACGGACGGGATAACGCCAAATTTGCATCTCGCAGCCTTAAATAATGCAGAAAACGACGGCGCAACAATGGCTATAACGTCAAAATTATTATGGGCGAGAGTAGTTAGCGTTCTTTCTGGGGGCGGTGTAATGATAACCCCATCTTCGGAAAGTGTAACAACCAGTGCAAACACTATGCTAACGATTAATAGAAATGTAGCGTCTAATCTGTTAGATTTAAAATTCAACGGCGTTACAACTGGTTTATTTTCAACAGGTAGCGACGGAAACGGGCATTTGCTTATTCGATCATTAGGCACAACATCAAACCGGGGATTATCTATTTATCATCATCAATCATCAATCGCGGGGGCTTCTTCTGCTTTTTTAAGGTCACGCGGAACGGGTACTTCCCCGACTGCACTTGCAAGCGGGGATATAATAGGCGCATCAGTATTTAGGCCGTATGATGGCAGTAATTATACGGTTGATAATTGTTTTTTTGGAGGTAGCGTAACGGGTGCGGTATCTGCCGGGAATACCCCATCGTCTTTGTTTTTTATTGCCGGGGCTACTTCGTCATATTTACCGGATTTATTAGTTCACAGCGGAGGCAATGTAGGCATAGGAAGCAGCGGCACAGGCGATATAACAAGCACAATAAACACGCCTCCCCGGCAACTGACGGTTTACGGCGAGGCCCGCATTACCGATCTAACAACCGACGCCATGACAAAAATAGTAGGGGCCGACGGGGACGGGGATTTAAGCGCCTCCGCTCCCGGCTTTGGCCTATCTGTCACCGGTGGCGTGCCACAAGTTGATACATCGGTTATAGCAACTCAAAGCGACCTAAGCAGCGTTTCGGTAACAACTTTGTATACCGGGGACGGGACGATTGCGGAAGATCGGACGGTGACAATAGACGATAATTACGGGCTTATTTTAACAGGCTCGCCAGGCGTTTTATCCTTTACGGAAACGTCGGGTTATATCGGTTCTTTATCCTCATACGGCTTTTACAAAGAAATCGCAGACACGGCATATTATCTAACAGAAGCGGCAATAAAGCAACCAGGCGGAGCGGGGTCTACTTTGTTTCATGTAGTTGCCGGGCGGCAGGATGCCTCGACGATGGCAACGGCGGAGGTGAACGGCGACGGCGGAGCTTCTTTATCGTCGTTAAATGTGTCGGGAGAATCAAGCCTATTATTAAACGGAGGTAGCGCAACTTATGCGGCGGATGTGTCGCATATAACGAAAATAGGCGCAACGACTATTCATACGACAACATCGACCGGCATCGGCATAAACGACACCAGCCCCGAAAAGTCGTTAGACGTGGGGGGTATGGGTAAATTTCGGCAACTATCCGGGCAGGATAACAGCGTAACGATCGGCACAAACGCGAACGCGGGCACAGGCCGCAGCGCAAGCATAACCGACGCGCAAAGCTCCGACGTAGCCGGGCGGTTTTCTTTTACGTCGGGCACGGGGCTAACGGCAGGGGAATGGATTACGCTTA